CGGTTACAACTGTGCCATCAGCAGGTATAATGGTTAACCTATGAGTTTGTATCATACTATTTTCTCCTAAAAAATTATATAGTCAAGTATTTATTGTTAATTTAATGTGGCTATAATTACGTCAATGTAATTTACCGCCAAATTTGTATTTGGAGAACCTTGAAAAACATTACCACTAGCAGTTATATTGATTGAATGATTATGACTTCCTCCTCCACCTCCACTTTGAGGCGTAGTTGCTGGTGTAGAATTATTAATAGCAGGAGCAGTAACAGGACTTGTTGAAGTGGCTGATCTTGGTCCACTCGTTTGGAATCTAATTGATGGATTAAATGAGTGTGCATGAGCAGGTAAGTTAGTAAGAGCTAACGAAAGAGCACCTGTAGAACCGGTAACCGGAACATTTGTATACGTATTAGGAGTAGTTGTAAAAGCTACATCAAAATCAACCGAACCACCAGAATTTATTGTTGACCCACTTATTATTTTTAGTGCGTGATTATTATAAAGTGTCGTTTCTTTAGTCCATCCAGTTGGAGCTGATGTTTGATGAAAAATGGTTTTTGTACCTGATGTAAAGATTGGCATAATTAATTCCTTACCGCAACAATAGCATCCACATATCTTACTTCTAAACTAATTGAGCTTGGCGTACCACTTTCATTTATAAATGTTCCTGGTTGTAGTGCTACTGTTCCATTTGGATGAATATGAGCAGCACTAAGTCCTTGAGTTACTACATTAGTAAACGATGCAATAGCAAGTGCCGCTGCAGGTTGTGATGATCCTGATCTTCTATTAACAGGAGTTGCTGGGTGAGTTACAGCAAAATGAATATGGTTTGGCATTTGAGTATTGCTTAATGAAGTAGCTCCAACAGAAAAAGAAATTGGACCAGAACAAGAAATATTTGTATAATTTTTAAAAACGGTCGAATAACTGTGTCCAGTTGTTCTATTTACTACACTACCTGTTGTTACACGTAATGCATAATCATTAAAAGAAGTATCTTTAGTCCACCCTGTAGGTGGAGTTGTCATTTTCATGATTGTTCTAGAGGTTGATGGAATAACTAAACTCATTTTTATGTCCTTGTTGCTAAAATAGCTTCTACATATTTAACTCTTAAATCTACAGTCGCAAAAGTTGTAGGGTTAGTAAGATTGGGTGAATTTTCAGGATGAGCATGTGCTGTGCCTGCTGCAACGCCCGGTGAAGTTGGATTTGGAGCCATAGAACCAGTAGAAAAACCAGGAGATAAAGATCTAGTTAGTCCTGAGGTGCCTGTTCCAAGTACGCTGGTTGTTGGAGATACTACAAAAGGTGAGTTAGTTACTGGATTTATATCATGAGTATGTGTTCCCATGTCAGATATACTAAGTGTTACAGGTCCAACTGATCCAGTAATGTTTAAACTACCTGTTAAAGTTCTTGTTGTCATGACAGTAGCAAAACCTAAAACACCACCACTTGAAACTGAACCAGTAACACATCGTAATGTATAATCATTATCGCTAGTATCTTTAACCCAACCTGTTGGTGCTGTTCCTTGAATGAAAACCATTGTAGCGCTTGCATAGTTTGCTTCTTCGGGATCAGCACCTCCTCCAACAGGATTTAATATAGATGACGATACAAAAGTATTAAGTGAGTTTATTCTAGGCATAATTATCCAAAGGTAGCTTCAGATCCAAAAACGGACCATGATCCACCACCTGTACGAAGTAAAGTAAATGAATAAAATTCTGTTTTGTTTGCGGCTGCAGTTGGTGCTGTTCCTCCAAACCAATTTATAGTTTGTGCTGCACCATCAATTTGTACAGCAGTAGGAGCATAGGGAGTAGCACCTTGGACAACTATTATAGAAACAACTATTGTTCGACTTGCTGTTGTTGGAACATTAGTAAAGTTAGCCGTCCAGTTTGCAGCAGGAGTTGTATGATAAAAAGTTGTTGCTGTTGATAAGTTATGAGTTACTGTACCTGTTGCACCGGTTAAAGTTGTAAGAACTTCTGTTGTTTCAGATAGTGTCGTGAATCCAGAAACCGTTAAATCACCAGAAATTGTACCACCGGTAGTAGCTAGTCGAGTATTTGCAGAAGCAAATGCACCATTAGCATAAGTTGACGCGGAATTAGCACTTTCAAATGCAGAATTAGCATAGCTACCAGCACTTACTGCTTTCTGGTCTGCTGTATTAGCGGCAGCATATCCTGAATTAGCATAGCTACCAGCACTTACAGCTTTCTGGTCTGCTGTTGCAGCATTCGTTGTAGCAGTGTTTGCTTGAGTGTATCCTGAATTAGCATAGCTACCAGCACTTACTGCTTTCTGGTCTGCGGTATTAGCTCCAGTGAATGACGAGTTGGCATAAGAACCAGCTGATACAGCTTTCTGGTCAGCAGTAGCAGCATCCGTTGTAGCAGTATTAGCTGCACCATAAGCACTGTTAGCATATGATCCAGCACTAACTGCTTTCTGGTCGGCAGTATTAGCAACAGCAAAAGCTGAATTGGCATAACTGGAAGCAGCATTAGCAGCATCTCTTACCCAAGCGTCTGTACCTGAACCAGCATTATTTGCAGCAGCGAAGGCAGCGTTAGCATAGCTACCAGCACTTACAGCTTTCTGGTCTGCGGTATTAGCGGCAGCATATCCTGAATTAGCATAGCTACCTGCACTAACTGCTTTCTGGTCTGCTGTAGCAGCATTCGTTGTAGCAATATTAGCTGAGTCAAAAGCAGAATTTCCATATGAACTACCAGAATTAGCAACATTAAATGCAGAATTCGCATGATTTATTGGATCATATCCTCTTACTCTAACAACATCAGAAATTAAGTTTGCAGTTAAATTAGCAATTCTAAAACTGGAGTTAGCGACATTAATAGTATTATTTGGTGATGCTGTATCAAAACTTGGATCCAAATAGTTATAGAACAGATAATAAAGTCCGTCCGATGCGTCACGGACAAGTCCTGTATGTCTTTCATTTATTCCAGAATCGTCACTGTAATGTCCTATAAATCCAATATCTAATGTATCTGAAGTTTCATTATTAGATGCTAACTGAAGTAATGGATCATCTACTCTTAAATCGGATACACTAATAGTGGTTGCATTACCAGAAACCACTAAGTTACCAGTAATATTTAAATCACCACTTACTGTACCACCAGACGATGATAATTTGGAATTAGCTGTAGTGTAAGCCGAGTTAGCATATGATCCAGCACTTACTGCTTTCTGGTCTGCGGTATTAGCTGCACCATATGCAGAATTAGCATAGCTACCTGCACTAACCGCTTTTTGGTCAGCAGTATTTGCAGCACCATATGCACTATTAGCATAACTGGATGCTGAATTAGCTGCATCTCTTACCCAAGTATCGACAGCATTATTAGCCGCAGCAAATGCAGCATTAGCATATGATCCAGATGAATTAGCTGCAACATAAGCACTGTTAGCATAACTACCAGCACTAACTGCTTTCTGATCTGCTGTATTTGCAGCACTATATGCTGCATTGGCATGTGGTCTAGCATAGTTATCAATTGAACCAGATGAAAAAGTATTAGCTAAAGCGTAAGCACTATTAGCATAGACTCCAGCACTTACAGCTTTCTGGTCAGCAGTAGCAGCATTAGTTGTGGCTATATTGGCTTGAAGATAAGCAGAGTTAGCATAAGATGCAGAATTTGTTGCTTTGGTATCAGCAGTATTAGCAATAGAAAAGGAACTATTAGCATAATCTCCAGCACTTACTGCCTTTTGGTCAGCAGTCGCAGCATTAGTTGTGGCAACATTAGCCTGGCTATATCCCGAATTAGCATAGCTACCAGCACTTACTGCCTTTTGGTCGGCAGTAGCAGCATTAGTATTTGCAGTATTAGCTTGACCATATGCTGAGTTAGCATACGAACTAGAACTGTTAGCTACATCAAATGCCGAGTTGGCATAGGCACCAACATTAACTGCCTTTTGATCGGCTGTATTCGCAGCAGCAAAAGCTCCATTAGCATAGCTACCTGCACTTACAG